GAGGAAAGGCAACAATTACAGTTGATTCTTTCGGAAAGGTTTCTGAAGTATTTGTCACCGACGGAGGGGAAGGATATACCCACGGATCAATACAGTTCTTCCCAGGCGCTCCTGGCAGTGAGTCTGGCGGTGTTCTTGCTAACCTTACCAACACTGGAATAGGAACAACATCATCTGCTGGATTTAGTGTTATAATTCCACCCAAGGGTGGCCATGGACATGATGTTTACAGAGAACTTGGTGCATATAGAGCTCTTTTATATTCTAGATTTGAGACTATCGAAACTAACCCAGATATTATTGAGGGTAATGACTTTGCTAGGGTTGGACTAATAAAAAATCCTACCGTATTTGGTAGTAGTACAGAATTACTAGACACTGCCATGGTGAGTGGATTGAAAGCAATCAAGATGGCTGGTGTAACAACAGGAACGACATATGCTGTTGACTCTGAGATTACACAGACAGTTGGTGTTGGATCGACTGCAATTGGATATGTCGCATCATGGGATAAAGTAACTGGTGTGTTGAAGTATTATCAACCAATGGGTCTTGCATCTAGTGAAACTGGATATAAGATAATACCATTTACTGCAGCACCTGATGCTGGATATGGACTGACTATTAGTGGATCATCCGTAACAGGTTCTTTATTATCTGTTGATACTGCATATAACGGTGTCAGTACCTCAATAAATAATAAAGTCTATCAACTTGGTATGAGTTTTAGTGCTGGTATTTCGTCAGCAGAATTCAATACTAAGTCTGGTGAAATAATCTATATTGATAATAGGACTGCGATCCCTAGATCTGCTAGTCAGAAGGAAGACATCAAAATAGTGCTGGAGTTTTAAAACCAAATGCCACAGAATACCAACTTAAATTCATCTCCATACTTTGATGATTTTGAAGAGTTAAAAAATTATCAAAGAGTACTATTCAAACCAGGCTTACCTGTACAGTCTAGAGAACTTACCACACTTCAATCTATTCTACAGAATCAGGTTGAAAAGTTTGGTAAGCATTTCTTTAAAGAAGGTTCTGTTGTAATTCCTGGCCAAATTGCATATGACTCAGACTATACTTCTGTCCAGATTGATGATAGTCATTTAGGTATCCCCATATCTCTTTACTTGGATAGTTTAAAGGGTAAAAAAATTAGAGGTGAAACTAGTGGTGTTACTGCTAAAGTAGAAACTTATATTACAAATAGAGAATCAACTAAAGGTGCATATACTCTATACATCAAGTATCAAAGTTCTAGTGATACTGATTTTTCTAGAGTAACTTTTGCTGATGGAGAAAATTTATTATTAGAAGAAGATCTTAACTACTCTCTTTCAAGTATTAGATCTGGTGGTAGTTTTGCAACAACAATTATATCAAATGCAACATCAACTGGTGCTGCGGCAAAGATTGCAACTGGTGTTTATTTCCTTAGAGGATTTTTCGTCACTGTTGCAGATTCCACTGTCATATTGGATCAATACACAAACGCACCATCATACAGAGTTGGTTTATTAGTTAAAGAAGAACTTGTCACTGCTTCTGCATCTGACAACGATCTATATGATAATGCAAGAGGTTTCTCCAACTTTGCAGCGCCTGGTGCAGACAGATTTAAACTCTCCACAACCTTAATCAAAAAGTCTCTTACTGACTTAAATGATGAGAACTTTGTAGAGTTGATGAGAATTGAAAATGGTGAATTACAAAAATTTGTAAAAGAATCAAGCTATAATTTAATTCGTGATGAGTTAGCAAAAAGAACATTCGATGAATCAGGACATTATTATGTAAATCCATTTAGTGTTTCTACTAAAGAGTGTTTAAACAACAGAGTTGGTAATGATGGTGCCTTTTACTCAAGTCAACTAACTCAACAGGGAAATACCCCTACAGACGATTTGATGTGTTTGAACATAGGGCCAGGAAAAGCATATGTTAAAGGATATGAGGTAGAAACAATCAGCACTACATCTTTAGATGTAGAAAAACCAAGAACTACTCAAAGAGTGTCAAATGAATCTATACCATTTAGTCTTGGAAGGCAAATAGAACTTAACCATGTTAGTGGTTCACCTATCATTGGAATAGGTACAGACTCCTATGTCAATCTTTTCAATAAAAGAACTGCAACTGTTGGTGAAGGTAATGGTGAACAGATTGGTGTTGCTAGATTGTATGACATTAAAGTTAAGAATGTTGGATATGCAGATTCAGCTACAGTCTTTGAATCATCTCTCTATGACATTCAAACATTCACATACCTCCAAGTAAACACAGGAACCAGTATAAGTATTCCATCATATATTGAAGGCAAGAACAGTGGTGCTGTTGGTTATGCATTTACATCTGCAACTAACTCCAATCAACTAGTATTATATCAAACAAATGGACAATTCCAGAAAGGTGAACAATTAGAAATCAATGGTGTTGATGTTTCTAGAAGCATTACAGATGTTGAAGATTATGGTGTTGATGATGTAAAACAAATTGTAGGAAATGATACTACTAACTATAAGTTTAGTGCTGATCCAGTATTGAATTTAGGACATCTACTTGCTCCTGTTGCAACACAGTTTACTGTAAGTGCAAAATCTGGTGCTGCATCTACAATCACTTCTCCTAGTGCTAACTTTGGTAGTGTCGGAATCAAAACTGGAGATATTATTCAGTATAGTATCTCTGGTAATAATGTTCCAACATTCAACCGTGTTACTGGAACAAATGCTACAAGTATCACCCTTGAGGCTGTTCCTGATGTTACTAACGTCAACTCAGGTTCATTACCATCTGCCGATGTCAATGTAAATGATTTATTCAAAGTTACTTTAGAAGTTAAGAATAATTCTAGTGCATTTTTATTCAGTCAATTAACTAAGAATAATATTGCAAGTGTAGATACAAATGGTGCAGATCTTATATTCAGAAAGTCATATTCAATCACTGTTGCCAATAACGCATTTAGTGGAACACTAGAAACTGATGCTGACTTAAATTTAGAACCATTTGATGAAGAAGATTACAACTTATCATTTAAAACAACTGGTGTTGTAGAAAATCTAACTGATCAGAAACTAACAGTCAGTGGAAGAACAGCAACCTTATCTGGATTATCTGTTGCATCTGGTGCTGCAGTATTAACAGTTACTTGGAAGAAAGTAAATGTAAAACCAAAATCAAAAGTATTAAAGAGAGCAACAACTTATACAATTAATAAGTCTGCAAAAACCCAGTCAGGCACTGGATTAATGAAGTTAAATGATGGACTAACTTATGATGGAGTCTATGGTAATAGAGTGCAAGATAAGAGAGTATCGTTAGGCGTTTGTGACGTTGCTTATGTTCTTGCGATCTTAGAATCTTCAACTACTGCTGATCCTCAGTTACCTATTCTCCAACTTACTGGTTTAAACACTAATATTCTTAATGCTCTACAGGGCGAGAATATAGTTGGTAAAAACTCTGGTGCATCTGCTGTATTCGTATCTACAAACGGATCTAATGAAGTTAGTTTCGTTTATCAGAATGAAAATACATTTGAAGTTGGCGAAGAAGTTACTTTTGAAGAAACAAATGTACAGGGTGTAGTCCAAACATTTGTTCCTGGCGATAAAGACATCCAGAATGACTTTGAGTTTGATCCTGGCCAAGAATTAGATTATGTTGACTTCTCTGCTATTATTAGAAGACAGGGTACAGAAGCTCCTACAAGAAGAATTACTGTCATTTACAATAACTATGTAATTGATGCTGCAGACCCAGGCGACTTTGTAACTGTAAACTCATACGACTCTAAGTTGTATAAGGATAGTTTACCCTCTGTTGCTGGAACTTACGCTTCTGACATCATTGATTTAAGACCAAGAGCAACTATTTCTGTTGCAAGTAGATCTCCTGGCGAGTTCTTTGCAAGACAATTTGAATCTGGTACATCTTCTACATCACATATCATTGCAAAAGATAAGTCATTTAATATATCATATGATTACTACCTTGGTAGAATAGACAAACTCTTCTTAAGTAAAGAAGGTATTTTCTCTATGGTACAAGGATCACCAGCAGATTATCCAAAACTACCAAACACTATAGACAATGCACTAGAAGTGGCAACCATTGAAATGCCACCTTATGTTTATAATACAGATGATGTTAAGTTAACTCTCGCTAAACATAAACGATTCCGAATGAAGGATATCGCTACCATTGAGAGTAGAGTTAAAAATATTGAATACTACACAGCGTTGTCTTTACTTGAAGTAGAAACAACTAATATGTCTCTTCGTGATCCACAGACTAACCTTGATAGATTTAAGTCTGGATTCTTTGTTGATAACTTCAAGTCAGTAACTTCTGGTGATGTTACAAATAAACAATTCAAGGCATCTATTGACTCAACTGAGGGAAGATTGAGACCACAACATTATACAACTTCTATTGATCTACTACTTGGATCAGAGGCGATTGTTGGTGCTGCAACATCATCTAATCCATCAGCAGATTATAGATTTGCTAGTGATCTAGGAGATTCAAATGTAAGGAGAGTAGGTGACGTTGTATGTTTAAATTATGATGATTTTGTTTTCCTAGAAAACAAATTTGCTACTCGTATCGTAAACGTAAACCCATTTGCTGTTGTAAACTGGATTGGTCAAGTTGAATTAAACCCAGCAACTGATACATGGATAGAAACTAGAAGAACTGCTGCAACATACGATATTGAAGGTAGTTTCAATTCAATGATGGGAATGACTG